AACGCTTGCTGGGCGAACGTCCCGAAGAAGGGGCGCGTCAGATCCACGGCCTACCGTCGCTGGTCGAAGCTGGCAACGCAGGAGCTTCAGCAGCAGCAGGCGGGCAGGGTAGCGGGCAAGTTCTGCATCGTCATCACGGCCAAGCGCACGAAGCGCAAGCGGGACATTGATAATTTGGTGAAGCCGATCCTCGACCTGCTGGCAGGCGTCGTCACCGAGGATGACGCGGAGTGCGAGCGGGTGTCTGCGGGATGGGCTGACGAGGGGCCGGAAGGCGTCCGCATCGACATCCGGAGGGCAGCATGATTTGCGCAGGATGCGAAGAACGCGACGAGAAGATCCGCCAGCTAGAGCGTGAATTGTACGCCGAAGAATACTGGGCGCCCGTCGAACTGGGTCTGTCCCTAACGCACAACGCGATGCTCGGAATGCTGGTCCGCTACAGCCTCCCTGTTGCGCATGAGACGATGTGGGAATGCACGCGCGGCCCGCAGACGCTGCTGATCGACTACGATCCCATCGTGATGAAAGTGCAGATGTGCCGTCTGCGCCAGAAGCTCGCGCCGCATGGTCTGCAAATCGAGACAATCCGTGGCTTTGGCTGGCGTCTTCACGACGATAGTCGCGCCAGGTTGCTCAACTGGAACGAGCGGAGGGCTGCCTAATGTCGTCAGTGTACATCGGAAAAGCGCGCAACGTCGAACGCTGGACGGGTAAGGCGAAGGAGCCGAACTATTTCTGCAAGAAGGTCAGCTACCGCGACGGCGACGCTCACGAATGCAACGAGCCGACCGAGGGCAAGAGCTACTGCCCGTCCTGCGCTCGCAAGCTCCTGACGCTCACCGACCGCAAGCCGCCAGAGATGCCAGCGCCTAAGCCCTACGCATGGACGCAGGACCAAATCTTTCCGCGCAAACGCGCCTAACGCACACAATCAGAGGGACCACACATGACACTTCGCGAAGAACTGGAAGACCGGGCTGACAAGCTGGACGCTGAACTGCTGGACCTGTCTGGCCGCATCAAGGAGATTGAGCGCCAGAGCAACGAGCTGCATACGTGCCTCAATGCTCTCGACATTGCCGAGATGGACGCTGAGGACGCCGCGCTAGAGCCCACCCCCATCGTCAACACCGACGAAGGCTGGGAGCTAGAGCCCGCCCTGATCGACGAGCCCGACGACGCCAGCGAGTTCGCAGAGAGCGGGCTTCCCGAAGGCTTCACGGCATGGGCCGGGGGCGACTGTCCGGTTGATCCCGATGCGTTCGTCAGCGTCATGTTCCGCGATGGCGAAACATCCCACGATTACGTCATCGCAGGCAATATGAATTGGGCGCACGATGAAAGCTGTGCGTCCCGCATCTACGCATACAAGATCACAGAACAAGCTTCGGCACAGGACGAGACGCTAGACCAGGGTGCGTCTGAACCTGTGGTTCAAACCTTACCCGGCGAGGCCGAAGAAAGCCGGGACCAATTCGAGGAAGAGGCCCAACTAGCCGCAGCCATAGAGCTGACTGCTGACGTGGAGCCCGAAATTCAGGCGCTCATCGAAAGCGGCGAACACTCCTACGACGAGGTAGCGGCCATCGCGTACCCGGAGCCGCAATGGAACGAGCCCCAGCCGACCGAGGGATACGCGCCTGTAGTCGATAACGTCGAAGCACACATCCAGGCCGTAGAGGCTGAACGCTACGCCCAGCCGACGAACCCCGAGGCTGACGCACTCGCCAAGGCTCACGACTGGTACGATCCCAAGGCCGTAGCAGAGCGCAATCGGTTCAACCCGTGGGGAGGCGTCGCGCACCTGTTCGGCAAGCCTAAGGTGGACGCATGAAGCGCCTGGTCATCTTCGCCGCGCTGATCGCAATCGTCTGCACCTTCATGGCCGCGCTGATCAATCCGCACTTCGGGCTCCTGCTGCTTTGCATCGCCATCCTCGGCGTCCTCTGGCGCATGGCAGGCGGCATCGTGGAGACCAGCGAAGAATACGAGGGGAGAGACTGATGGATTGGATATCGCAGGGCTTCTGGGTGAGCCTGATCATGCTGGCGGTCTGCCTCGCGCTCCCCGCGCTCAGCTTCGTATTCGGATGGGGGCGCAAGCAATGAGCTGGGAAGGCTGGACCCTCATGGGGTTACTCGTGGCCGGCACGATCGGCGGGCTGTGGCTCTGGACCAAGTTCGGATCGCAGGGAGGGCACGACACATGACGACGCCAGAAGCAATCGCGGTTGGCCTCACCAGCGTGGTCATCATGGGGGCCGGCTGGGCGATAGCCCTCCTCGGAGCCATCCTGTTCCTGCATGTCATCGGGTGGAAGCCATGAGGATATCCGCCCTCTGCATCCTCGGCCTAGCGGCGACGTTTACCGCCATGCCTCAGCCATCCAACGTGATGCTCGCAGGCTTCGGCCTGCTGGCGTTGGGGCTACTCGCACTTGGATCAATCGGACATGAAAGGCGCAGACGATGACACGCGAAAACATCGAGCGGGCCTATTCCAAGCGCGCCCGGCGCATCCAGCGCAAAGCCGTGGCGAGGGCGTCTGGCCCAGCCATCCGGTCAGTGGGGCAGGAAGAGGTCATCCGGCCTCAGACGCTGGTCACGCGCGCCGTCATCGAGCCGGAAAACCTCCGGTGGTATGGCCTGTGTGTCGAGTCGAACCAGGAGGAGAAGGTCATCAAGGTTCTGGACCTGTGCAGCGTCCCGGCAGCAATTCCGACCGTGGCAAAACACAAGGTTCGGCGCGGCAAGGTATTCCGCTGGCGATCGCCCATCTGCCACGGGCTGGTGATGGTCGGATTCCCCGGCACGGCCCCGATCCAGTTTCACGAGCTGACCAAGTTCGGGCTGGTTCACGGCTTCGTCCGTCACGCTGGCGTCCCGCGTCAGATACCGTGGGCGGCAAGCTACGAGCAGGACGGCAAGGTCAAGCGGGGCGGCGTCCAGACGCTCCTAGCTGATCTGGAAGCGGTGCGGGTAGGCGCGGCCAAGTACATGCGGATGCACCCGGCCTATGAAGCAGGCGACGTTGTCCGCATCGAGGAAGGCCCGTTCGCCGGCCACAAGGGCGAGGTTATCGGAAGCACGAACCTGGACGTTCAGGTGCTGTTGACGTTGTTCGGTCGCGCGTCTCCGACGACGATGGCGATCGGTGACGTGGTCAAAGCGGCGTGAGCCAGAACACCTCTCATGCTGTCATGGCTCAGCGTCATGAACCGTTAGACAGCCGGGATGATTTCCCAACACCCCCGTGGGCTGTCAGGGCGTTGTGTGAACACGTACTGCCCACAAAGACGCTGAAGTCCCTGACGTGCTGGGAACCTGCCTGCAACCGAGGCTACATGGCAAAGCCGCTGGCGGAATACTTCGGGGAGGTCATCACGAGCGACATCCACAATTACGGATGGAACGGGCATCAGCTCGTGCGAGACTTCCTTATACCCCATACGGATGATCCCAAGGCTGACTGGATCATAACAAACCCGCCCTTCAAGCTGGCCGCTCAATTCACGGTGCGCGCCTTAGGCATCAGCAACACTGTCGCGATGCTCGTCCGCACAAGCTTTCTGGAGGGGCAGGAGAGGCATGAGACGCTGTTCAAGCCACACCCCCCATCGATCGTCGCGCAGTTCGTGGAGCGCGTTCCTATGGTTCGCGGCAGGCATGACCCCGATGCGTCAACGGCAACGTCCTATGCGTGGATCATCTGGAAGCGCGGCTGGTCGAAGGGAACGCAGTTCCAGTGGATTCCGCCCTGCCGCCGCCAGCTACAGCGGGCAAGCGACGCCTAATCTCTCCACAACTCAACTGGTTGACGAACCGTCCGACCCCATACACTATGGGTGTCAAGGGTATGTTGGGCTTTAAAGTTGGCGGCAAGCCCCCCAGCATCCCGATGAATTGGCGCCGGATCGGCAATGCCAAATTTCATCGCGTTTGTGAAATATTGCCCAAAATCACCGCACCAAATCGGAGAAGGGGGCTTCTCCCATGTCCAGTTTCAGCGACAACCTGAGCGAGCTATTCGGGCGCTATCCCTACAACGAAGCCTTTATCGAAGCGGTTCGCCAAAGGGTAACGCGCGAATGCTCAAAAGTTCCGGTGCATATTCACAAGCGCACCCAAGCCCAGAACCGGCTTGAACTGGCGGCACGGGAAGCCATCGTCCTGCACTTTGACGAGGCATTCGAGGACGCCTGGTTCCCGTTCACCCTGCGCCAAGGCTGGCCGTCAGCCCATTGCATCATCAAGGGCAATACGGCGCTGATTGAGTTCAGCTTTGGGCCTGAAACGGACGGCCATCGCGGCGGGCAGGAGATCGAGCCCGTCCAGTTCGCCATCATGCGGCAGAAGCCAAACATCCTCTCCAAAGCCCTGCAAGCCTTCAACAAGCGGGATCTGAAAGCCGAGCGCCAACCTGAGCCCGCGCCCATCGGAACGCCTGACGGACGCCCTGAGATGAAGCTCAGCAAGCCTCTGAGCGCCTCGCGCGCCCCGGTCAAACCAACGCCAACCCAGCCGCCCAAGGCCAAAGCCAAACTCACGCCGAGGCGCTGATGCTCCGAACCGTCGTCAAAATCGTCGGCTTCCATCATGGCGGCAAGGCTGCGGTGAAATTCCCCAGCAACTTCCGCAGGATGAAGCCCGCCCATCGCAAATCCTTCCTGACGCAAGCGATGAAAGACCTCCGCGCCGAATACGACCTCGCCTGCGAGCACGCACGGATCGCGGCCCAACACGAGGACGCCCGAAACGCAGAGGCGGCAGTCGTCCGCGGCGAGCCTGCAACAAGTTAAACAGGCGGGGCCAGATGCCATCGAGCATCGCCCGCTCACCCATTCGAGGCATTCTTGGCTGTAGGCTCAATCTTTCGGAGCGTGGTGCGTTCGCCTGTGCGCTCGGCTGTTGCTGGCAATGGAAGCCTGATTGGCCTCGCAACGGCGCAGCTAGGCATTCAGCCGCTCCATTATTGGGACTTCCAGACCAACCGCGCGCTGTTCAACGGCGCTGACGTTGGCCCTGTCACAGCTACGCCGGGCTGGTCTTTCACGCGCGCCACGGTCGGATCGGCTGACGACCTCGCAGGCAACATCGTTCAGTTTGCCTCGGGCGAAATCCGCCGCACAGATCGCGGCCTTCTCATTGAGGGTGCGCGGACCAACCTGTTTCTCAACAGCGCGACCGGCTCAACGCAAAGCATCACCGTCACCGCTGCGGCTCACACGCTCAGTTTCCGAGGGACGGGGACCATCACGCTCACCGGAACATCCACCGCAGGCCCGCTTGTCGGCACGGGCGTTAACAACCGCGTCACCCTGACATTCACCCCTACAGCGGGCTCGCTGACGCTGACCGTCAGCGGCTCTTGCACCAACGTGCAGCTGGAGGAGGGCGCGTTCGTGTCGAGCTGGATACCCACGGCGGGGACGAGCGTCGTCCGCAATGCAGAGGTTTCAAGCGTATCCTCGCCCGGCGTCAGTTTTCCGCTCAGCCTGTTCGTTGAGTTCGAGCGCGCCTCCGACAGCGGCGCCGCAAGCGTCTTTTTTGAGGTGGACGACAACACCAACAACGAGCGAGCAACCCTGCTACTCAACGTGTCCGATCTGCCAACGGCGACAATGGTTGACGGCGGCGCTGTGCAATCTGCCGTTTCAATCGGAAGCGCGCTTGCGGTAAACGTGGTGGCAAAGTTTGCCGGTCGGTTCGCAACAAACGACGCGCAGGCAGCGCGCGGCGGCACGCTCGGTACAGCAGACACGGTTGCAACGTTGCCAATCACCCCGACCTTCATCCGCTTTGGCGAAATTGCTTCGGCCGGAACGCCCGCATTCGGTTACATCCGCCGCGCCGCTATTTTCAACAGCGCGCTGACTGACGCACAATTGCAGCGGGCGACGACGTAAGCTGAACCGCTAGACGATGACAGCGGGAACGCTGAACAACCACGAACGAGGCATGAATGCCCGCGAAGAAAAAGCCCGAGCCCAAGAAGGGCAGGCCGACCAAATACACCAAGCAGATAGCCGACAAGATTTGCGAGCAACTCGCACAAGGCTTTACGCTTAGGGAGGTCTGCAAGTCGGAAGAGTTCCCGGCAGAAAGCACAATCAGACTGTGGGCATTGGAAGACCGCGACGGTTTTTCTGCGCATTACGCCCGCGCTAGAGAGATTGGCTATCAAACGATGGCGGATGAGTTGCTGGAAATCAGCGACGACGGACGCAACGACTGGATGGAGCGCAACGGCGACGATGACCGCGGCTGGGTAGCCAACGGCGAGCACATGGGCCGCTCGCGTCTCAGGGTGGATACCCGCAAGTGGCTGCTGTCCAAGGCTCTGCCCAAGCTCTACGGCGACAAGATCACGGCTACCCATGAGGCGGGAGACACGCTGAGCGCTCTGCTTGGCTCAATCTCCGATATGCCCCGCCTTAAATGAGCAGCGTTGAGAACCTGAAGTCATGGCGATGGCGCCTGGCTAACCTCTATTCGATCGCAGACGAGAAAGGCCGTGTCGTCCCGTTCCGCCCTAATGCAGAGCAGGAACGCTTCCTCGATGAGATGCACACGCTCAACCTGATCCTCAAGGCGAGGCAGTTGGGCTTCTCCACGCTCATTCAGATGATGGCGCTGGATACCTGCCTGTTCCACGGGAACACGAACGCGGGCGTTATTGCGCAGGACATTGATACCGCAAAGGACATCTTCCGGCTCAAGTTCAAGGACGTGTACGACCGCCTGCCGGCAGAGCTGAGAAGCCGTGTAGTCGCCACTCAGGACGCAGCGCAGGAGATGACGTTCTCTAACGGGTCGAAGATCCGGGTGGGGACATCGCTCCGAGGCGGAACCTACCAGTTCCTGCACGTCTCAGAGCTTGGGAAGATCGCGGCCAAGTACCCGGAGAAGGCGCGAGAGATCAAATCGGGTGCGCTGAACACGGTACACGCCGGGCAGCACATCTTCATCGAGAGCACGGCAGAGGGGCAGGGTGGCCTGTTCTATGAGCTTGTGCAGGACGCCCAGAGCCGGGATGAGCAGGGGATTGAGCCTAGCCCGCTGGAGTTCAAGCTCTACTTCGCCCCGTGGTGGCGTGACGCGCGCTACCGGCTGGAATCACAGCGGACCATCCCGCCAAAGCATGTCGAGTATTTCAAGGAACTGGACCGCCAGCAGGGCATCCGCCTCGATAGGGCGCAGCAGACCTGGTACTCGCAGAAGGCCAACCAGCAGAAAGAGGACATGAGACGCGAATATCCGTCCTATCCGGCTGAAGCATTCGAAGCCCCGATCGAGGGCGCGTACTACACGCAGGAACTACAGCACGCGACGGACCAGCGCCGGATAGGGGAATACCCGTTCGACCCGAAGCTGGGCCAAGTGTTCACATTCTGGGACTTGGGCCGCTCGGATCAGATGACGATCTGGCTGGGCCAAAGGCGCGGCCCATCCCGCTGGCGCTGGTTTGAGTACATCGAGGGGCAGGACGAGCGCTTCCCATTCTACGCCCGCCTGCTGAAAGAGAAGCAGCAGGAGTATCGCTGCGTCTACGGCGCCCACTTCCTGCCGCACGATGGTTCACGCAAGGAACTGATTGCCACTGAGAGCCGCCAGACGGCGCTGGAGAACCTTGGCATCTACCCCTGTCAGGTGGTGAGCCGCACGAAGGACTTAAGCGGCCCCAGCCTCACGTCATCGATCAACCTCGTCAAAGCGCTGATTGATGTGTCCGAGTTCGATCGGGCGGGCTGCGCAACGGGCATCAAGCATCTGAAGAACTACCGCCGCGAGTGGGACGACAAGCTGGCCGTCTGGAAGTCCTCGCCGCTTCACAACATTGCATCGGATGGCGCGGACGGGTTCCGCACGGCTGCCGAGGCTGATTAT